ATAGCATCTAAAATTACTTTATCTCCCGGTGTTTCTCCGGCCCACCATTGTAATAGCGCTTCAGCAAATTGTGTTTCAAACAAATTACCTCTGTTATTTGAACCACGATTACCTGAAGATCCATTACCAAATTTAACTTTAATATGTTTTAATTTGGCATTTGCAGATATTTGAAGGATTGTGTATTTACCTTGCAATTGTCTTGATACATTAATAAGACTCTTTTTAGAAACATCAATATTAATTGGTTCATCTAGATCTGATTTAAGTAAATCAAATAACCGCATTGCGTCTTCTTTTTGTGATTCAGACCAATTGCCTAATTTTCTTTGAATTTCATCTTTTGATTTTGGAAAGAAATCATATGCCATTATTTAACAACCTTTACTGATCCATCAGGTTTAGCAAAGTATGCTTCGAATGTTACTTGTGGGAATTCTCTTTTCATTTGTAAGAAAGCTCTTAAGTTAGCCATTGAATCATCAAAGAGTCTTGCTCTTTTAAAGTTACCGGTATTGAGATAGTTTCTAATGATAACAACTTTTTTAAGAGCTACATTTGAAACATCGTTGATTTTTCCAGCTCTTTCAACTCTGATCTTTCTCATATCTAAACCATGATCTGTGAAAGTTTTTAAGAATTTTTGTTTGTTATTGAAATCATTTCTAGCTGTGATAATAACTATTCTAGAACCAGGTTTTTTACCTACATTCTTAATAATTGCTTTTGCTTTATTAAGCATTTTTTCAATTGGTTGAGATTCTTTATAGAACTTATCAGCATCTTTGAATTGTTTGAAATCAAACTTTTCGCCTGCTTTAAGTTTATAAGTATTGAACTGCTGATTGGTTAACTCTTTAACCTTTTTGCCGTCTTTCATAACAGCAATTTTAGCAGTAGTATGAAATAAAGTATCATCAATATCAAAGATTGTTAATCCGTTATCTTTGAATTCTTTATTTACTTCATTTATATATTGTTTAAATTTTAACATAATCTCTCTATAATTATATTATATAATAAAGTGCAATTAATGTACACAATTATTTTGTAACAGAATTGTAACAATTAGAGCATTAATATATTTATAAACAGATATATTAGAATTTAAATCCTTCGGTCTTCATTCTAGACCCAAATGTAGAATTATCAAACACCGGAGTATCATCTTGACCAGCATCTGATATATTGGCTTGAGCAGATACTTCTACATCATAGAGTTTCATTTTAGATCGATCTACACCAATCACAAAACGTTTATAATAAGAAGGGTCTGCATAACGATTCTTGAGTTGTTTGACCATGATCTGGCCAAGGTTTTCAAGTTCTTCGGTTGAGATAAGTGCAAACATTAAATCAACAGTTGCTGGTAGACCAAAAGATTCAGATGTATCTTCAAGTCCAGGATCTGTGCTTGTAAACCCAGATCTTGTGGTTTGAGTAGCACTAACAATTGGTACTGCATACTCAACGGCGAGTCCACGAATTTCTTCAGCAATTGTCTTAACAAATGTATATGAATTAACATTTGCACCCTGTCTCAATCTTTGAGAGTTACAGATATTAAGATAATCGATATAGATAATATCAGGCTTAAATTCTTGTTTCATTTTCAACTCTTCCAACAAAGCTCTGAAATGGCCGGCATGGGCTCCGGCAGTTGGATATTCTTTGATGATGAGTCGTCCTTGAGATTTCTGCTTGATTTTATCTAATCGATTATCAAAAACATTCTTATCAACAACTTTGAGTTCGTCCATTGATAAGTTAAGTAGATTTGCATCAATACGTTCTGCAATTCTTTCTTCAGCCATTTCCATAGTGATATACAATACATTTTTGTTATCAATAAGATTGGCAGCTGCAGCATGACACATGAATAGAGATTTACCGACACCAGTACCGGCAAGAACAACATTAAGAGTTTTCTTAGATAAACCACCCTTTGTAATCTTATTAAGCATGTCAAGATCAAATCGAATCTTTTCTTCTACTCGATGATAGAACTCATAACGAGAATCAGAATCATCGATATAGTTATGACCTACATGACTATCAAAGGAAACGCCAAGGGCATCAGATAACATAGAAGGAATTGCATCCTCAGATCTTTGTTTATCTTTGCCATCAATAATACCGATTGAGTCTAGGATGGCATTATACACAGCTTTCTTTTTACAAAAAGATTCTGTTTCATTATAGAGCCAATCGGTATTGGTTGGGGCGCTTTCAATCTTATTGATATAATCAGAAAACTCATTGTATTCTTTATCAGTAAGATCTTTACGATTAGAAACCTCAATGGCTAAGATTTCTTTCGTAATCGGTTTATTATATTTGTCAAAGAAGTTTTGATATTCTTCAAAGATTATTGCTTCTTTACGTTCTGAAAAGTATCGCTTATTAACAAAAGGTAAAACCTTTCTAGCATACTCTTCATTATGAAGTAAGTTACTTAATATTGTTTGTTCTATTCTCATCTACACCGCCGTAGTAAATTAAGTTATTATTTAAAAGACCTTCGTCGATCATCTGTACGACGAGATCACCCACACATTTTTCAAAGCTTTGTTTTAGTTCATGCTTAATACTTAACTCTGTATTATTTTCTATTATATCATAGTTATATTTTAAAGTACATTTATCATCTTGTTCTAATAGTTGTACTTTACCAAGCGCAAACTGTATGCCTGAAAATTTGTGATCTATAAATTCTAAAAGATATTCATGATCACCGTATGGTTCTTTATTATACTTCAACTTCTGTATCATCTGGAATTTCTGCTAAAGCTTGATCAATTTCATCATCAGTCACTATTTTACCATGTGAAATTTGATAACGTTTCTTAATTGCTTCTTGGAAAGTAGGATCGGTAATTACTGGCATCCAGAAATCTTTTTTATCAGTTTCTTTAATACGATATTTCTTTTCTTCTACTTCACCAGTTTCCACATTGACTTTTGAATACCAACCAACAGATGGTTTAATTACGTGCCCGGTTTCCATTGCCATTTCTAATAAACCAGACCATTTAGAAATACCACCATCAAATTTTACTGAAATAGGAATCTTAGATTTTTCTCTAACATAACGTGATTTCTCAACATTAATAATAAAGTTATAACCTTGAAGTTCTGTACCATCTTTGTCTTGTTGACGGCCGAGAATAAAAATATTATCTGCTGAGTAATAAGAACCTGTACCACCACCTACAACATCTTTTGAATAGAGTTCCATAGTTTTATATGTATGATTAACAACAACCATTGGAATATCTTTAAGAGTTAAGTGTGGTGTAACCATTCTGAATAATGATTTAATTTGTTTTGCTCTTGACATATCAGCAACTGATTTACCATCAAGTGCATCTTCAACTTCTTTTTTAGACGCTAGGTTACCGATTGAATCAATAACAATCATTAATCGATCACCACGATCTAGACCTTCAAGCTGTTTCATAATATCAAACTTTAATTGTTCAACATCAGTAATAGGAGTATGTAAAACGCGGCTTACATCAATACCAAATGAATCAAAATAAGACTGAGGAGTACCAAATTCTGAATCGTAAAAGAGTAATGCCGCGTCTTCATACTTATCGAGATAAGACTTTGCCATCAATAAACTGAAAGCTGTCTTAAAATGTTTTGAAGGACCTGCCCACATCGTTAGACCTGGTGTTAAGCCACCATCTAATTTACCACTTAATGCAATATTAATTGCAGGGATGGATGTTGGAATCATATCCTTTTTAGTGAAGAACTTAGATTCTTTAAGTATATCACTGTCTTTAATTGTTGTGTTCTTTTTTATTTTATCTAAAATACCCATGTTATTTCCTTATATTATTTCAAAAGCAATGATGCACCGACAACCATAAAATATAGTATGCCGATTGTCACTGCAACCCAAAATAGCCATTCTTTCATATTATACCTCAATTACAGCTATACCAGCTTCTTGTAGAATATTAACACCTAGACTACATGATTGTTTCCATACATCTTTCATGCCAGGAAATTGCTTTTGTATAACTGCCTTTTTAATACCAACTTGTATTATGCCTTTAGCACATTCATGGCAAATTGGTAAACCATGAATGAATATTGTTGCTCCATCTAAACATACGCCGTTTAACGATGCATTAAAGATAGCATTCATTTCAGCATGTACAACATACTTCAATTTTTCATCGCGATTATTTAACCGTGTAGGTGTATCTTTTATCTTACGAGGAAATCCGTTATACCCTTGTGCAAGTATTTGTCCTTTAGTACCAACAACAACTGCACCAACTTTTGTATTCGGATCTTTAGACCAAGACGCAATTTGCTCGGCCATTTCCATATATCGTTTAGCCCATTTATTCATGATCTGTAGATTGCATCTTTAAGTAATCCAAAATGTCTTTCATAGATATGTAATGAAGATACATTCCAATAGATTTGTCCGGCTGGTACATTTAATTCTTTACATAGAGAATCAAGTACATGTTTTTGCCATGCCCAATCATTCTTATAACCAAAGACTGCATCATTAGATCTCATATAAACAAGAGCATTAAGTTCGCCGTTTCTTATAAGATATTGTACATTGTTTGTACACATAAAATCTGACATGCCATTTCGATTATAATCAGAATGCATTGTTGGACGAGTATAGATCATATTAGCTCGACGAGAATCTGGATTCTTTTTTAATTCATCAAGTACGTTTGTATATTGGTTATGATTCTCATCAGACCAAATACACCAACCATAATTAGAATTAATATAACCATCTTCTGTAGCAACTGATTTCCAGATTGCTGGTGTTTCGCCGGGTATATCATTAACATTAAGTGATTGTGATTTATACCATGCAAGTTCACGTTCTACATAGTCTTCATTAACTGTGCCAATAATTGCTGGATGATCAGCAATGAAAGAAGCATTCATAATCTCAAGTGTTTTTACACCAGTTTTATCTGTGACATATTCTTCTTTAACTAATTTTTGATAGAATGAATTTCTTATATTACCAACATATGTATTTCTACTCATCTAATAGATCCCTTCTTGGTCGATTTAAAAAATCATTTTGAGGATTCTGGCCAGGTATACCGCCTCGGATATATGCTGCACCAAAAGATGCGTAATTAATAAGATCTAAGCATGAATCTTCAAGTGATTCAAAGTTTGGATTATAGCTTTTATCAGATTCCATAGCTTCTAAAACTGATTGCATACGTAATACTTTTGCATGCATAACATCTAGAATAGAGGCAAAGCCGCGTGGATAATAATCTGCTTGTTGGATCCTAGAGTTAGGATTTTGATAGTCGTTAGACTTTTTGGTTTGTATTTCAGCTGCTTGCTGTAATACTTTCAATGATTCTTTCATAATATCTCCTCAGATAAAATTATATTATAACAAATAATCAATTTAATGTACAATAATTATTTCTTATAGTCTTTATCAGGCCTAAATTGATTAAGTTCATTTAGTTCTTGTTCATGTAATGTTTGTAAAACTTCAAAATTTGACATATTATCATCAGCCGGGATTACATATTCATTATTTTTAACTTCATAATTTTTATGTTTTTTAACTTGAACTAATTTACCAGAATATACTGGATCTGGAAATCCTCCCGGTGGAGTTCTAAATAATACAAATAAAGCGTCTGCACTTTTAATATTATGCAAGGTGATGCCAGTTTTGCCAAGTGGAATTCTTAATTCTTTATCTTTAACACGTCTTGCCATAGTTTTGACACCTATTTTTCCACCATCAAAGTTATCAAATTTAAAAGCCATTAAATCCCATGGACCAAATGGTTTTTTATTTTTTATTACTTGATATCCTTTACTTTCAAGATATGCAATTACATATCTTTCGCCCCATTCTCCTTGCTTTGATGATTCATCTTTATAGTGATCACCAAAATCATTATAGCTAAAAATAGTCATTATATAATCCGTTAATATAAAATACTGCGGTAATTAAATTAAATGCCCATATTGATGACTTTTTCCAGGCTAAGCCAACAATTGTCCATCCAAAAGATCCAAATAATAATAACCATTTGTTCAATGGTATAATATCAACTGATGTGCAATACCCACCCCATAGAATAAGTACAACACTAATCCATGATAAAAGTTCTATTTTATCAATTGAATGTTTTTTCAAGTAAACCAACATTATCTTCATGTGTAGGTGATTTCCATCCTTCAGGTTTTACAAGGTCAGGTAGACCGTGCGGGTTAGGTCTTTCTTCTTTAATGCCAACTTCTTTTGCAATGTTTGCTGTGAAAACACGATCCCATGCTAAGTATGAATTAACTTTATATAGATCAAGTGTACCGATTGCAACAACACACAGATCAATTAAAGCATCTACTATTTCATCAGCATTATCTGCTTTCTTCATTTCATCAAGTTCTTCTTGTAAAAAGTTAATTCTAAATTGTAAGAATTCTTTTAATACTTCAGGACTCATCTTTTCTACGGCTTGGTTAACATTAAACTTCGCATGCATAACTGCCATATCTTGTACCCAATCTTTACTCATTTGTTCTCCTTCTTAGCTCTATTAATTTCTTTTTCTAACTGACACGGGATCCAGGTACACTTAGGATCCAATGGTTTTTTACATATGTCACATACTTTCATTTTATTATTATATCCTGTTTCTAATTTAATGTACAATTCTTTTTTTCCTAAAATATAATCTCCATAGAGAAGATCTAGTCATACTAACAACCATGAATATAAGTGCTATACCAAAGCTATCAAATATTGTAGGATGTAGACCAAACCACGGAAATGTAATTAACTGAATAGCAATAGATAATATAAATCCACTACCAACATCAATAATACTTTCTAATATATCTCGTTTAAAATTCATATACATTTATTTGAGCAGCACTTGGATCAATATAATACTCATCTTCTTTAGTTAAATTTATGGTTGAACAACTACTAACCAAAAAACAACTCAAGATTAGCTTGCTCTTCAGCATGCCACCCAATAGGGGAAACAACGATTTGCACTGCATCTAGGAATACCTTTTCAAATTGTAAGTCATAATCAACAAAATCATGTAAGCCAAATTGTTTAGGTAATTCACTAGGGAATGCAATTACATTCTCGTTAAATGGATTACCTTTCTTAATATAGACAAACTTGATTTTATCACCATTACCAATAGGTTGATATTTTTTGGTTAATCCATATTCTTTAATGTAGTGATTGTAAAGCAATGCACCACGAACATGGATGGGTGTACCTTTTCTGTAGATCGTATTTGATCCACTGTATTCTCTAATTGCACTGACTGATCGCGGAAATGCAATATCTTCGACAGGCAATTTAAAGAATTCTTTTTTGTAATCTGCAACAAATTTATAGAGAGATGCTTGGTCTTGATGTAAGATTACTTTTAATGATTCATGTAGTTTAGTACGAACAACAGATGGTGTAGAAGATTTTACCATTTCTAAACCTGATACTTTGATTTTAGGTTGAGCGTATTGTACACCTTCTGAATTATGTACATTAAGAATATATCGTTTCTTAGCAACCCAAATAGCTTTATCAGCAAGTACTTCACGTTTCATTTGCATCTTTTGATCATACGCATTCATGTATTTTGCAAGTTCTTGGTAACCATTATCAATGAATGGTTCGATAATCTTTTCACATGCTTTATCCATATACTGGATCTTTTCTTCGGTTGATTTACCTTTGCATGTTTGTTCAACAAGATGTTCAAGTGATAAGTAGATGGAGTCGGTGTCGATACCTATGACAAAGTCTTTATCTTCTGTTTTTAAGGTCTTGTTCATAAACTGATTAAGCTTATTAGCCATCCATCGAATGGAAAGCTGACCGGATAAAGTGATACCTTCTGCAATACGCAGATCGTAGTATCGGAAGTATCGATTACCGACTGCACCATAAGCTGAGTTCAATGCAATTTTCATTGCCATTTGAAGATTGCGTAATCGAGATATTTCTTTAATAAGTGATTTGTCTTTTGTTTTTTCGTATTCTTGTTCTATTTTTAACATCTGCTTTTTGAATTTAGAACGATCTGAATACATCTTTTCCATAAGTGCAGGTAAGAAACCTTTAACATCTTTTCGATAACACCATCCATTTGCAGTCACCGCAAGATCAACAATTTTAGATCGATCTATTTCTGTAGAAGCAAGTAATGATTCTACATTTACATCAATTTTAGTATCAGTCAGTGTTTCGGGTGACATATTATATTGCATAATTAGATGTGGATATAGAGAATTCAAATCAAATGAAGCAACCCATTTATGTTGACCAACAAGAGGTTCTTTAACATACGCACCTTCGAATGCAGTTGGTTTTTCTGATTCACCATCTTTTACTGGAATAATAATTTTATGATCTTTAAGATAATTATAGATGATCATATCCCACATGCGTACAGGTGAATAGACATCATTGAAATTAATTTTAGATTGAAATGCTAGAGTGTAGACTAACTCAATGAGTTTCATTTTATCTTCTAGACGATCAACCAATTCAGTATCGTGAATGTTATAATCAACGAATCGCTGCCAGTCTTGTGTATAGAATTCTTTGAATGTATCAAAGTTATTTGTAAGTTTGTTTTCGCCAAGTTCTACTTCAGCAATATAGTCTAGACGGTATGATTCTTGGTTTTGATATGTAAACTTTTTATAGAGATCAAGATAGTCTAGAGTAGATATCCCGATGAAGTCATAAGATTTAATACTATTACCATTAGCGTAAATACTTTTATCACGAATAATACCCCATGGTGATAAGCGATTTGTCATTGATTCACCAACTACACGATTCATACGATTAACAAGATATGGTATATCGAAACCATATATGTTCCAACCAGTAAGTACATCAGGATAATTGTTTTGCCAAAACACAATAAATTCTTTAAGCAATGATGTTTCATCTTTGCACAAGATATACTTAACATCATCACGATTATTTGTATATGGTTTTGTGCCGAATGTTGCAATCTTTTTATTGTAGTTATCTTTTACGGTAATAAGAAGTATTTCTTCATTTGCAAGTTCAATATTAGGAAATCCATTTTCAGTGGCAGTTTCAATATCAATTGAGAAAACTTTAATTAGATCAGTATCGTATTTAATATCTTTTGGCCAGAATTCTGATAAGAATTGATAAACATATTGTGTTTGACCAAAGACTTCGAATCCTTCTACGTCTTTATAACGATCAACAAATTCACGGGATAAGCGTATTGATTCTTGTTTTATAGGATGTACAGGCACACCGTCCAGAGTTTTCCATTCTGATGGACGGTTGTCTGTTGTTTTGATGTAAAGTGTTGGGCTAAAGTTAGCTTTTGTTTTGTATTGTTGTCCATCACGATAACCACGCACGAGCAATGAATTACCATGTTGAACTACAGAAGTATAAAAATTTGTCATAATGTAATTATATCACGTGTACTAATTAAAGTACAATAATTTATTCAATAAAAGGTTTAAAATTTTTAAGTTCAAATACAGAAAAATCGCCGCTAGGCCAAGTAATCTTTACGTTTTCTGGGTTGTGTGGGTCTTGTATCCAGCATGCTGGCATTGCAACACGATCTATTCTTTGTGCAGCAGCTTGCCATCCTTGACCATTAGGACAAGGTATGTCTGATATTACAACACGCACTTCAAATGAAAATTGATAAACTAATAATTTATTTTTTTCTGCAGCATGAGAATACGAAAATGCAGTTCCCATTGCTAGACACCATAATATGATACAAATTAATTCTCTCATATTAAATCCTCAGGATTAAACTCAGGGTGTCTTTTCTTTTCTGGTCCAAAGTCCTTATGTGGATATGAAGCCACAATATTTGGTTCAAAAAAGATATTAAACAAAGGAATGTATTGAGGACCTGGTACTGCTTCAGTCATCCAACATCCTTCATGAATAATTTCACCATCGTCAGTAATTTCTGTGGCATATGCTCTATTAGGAAATTCCTTTTTTGCATATTCAATATTACATTCTTCAACTGTAATCACTACAAATCCACCAGCATCATTAGGCATGTATAGTTCTTTAGGAAGCTCTTCGGCTTTTAAATTAAAAACAAAACAACTGGCTAATAGAACTATGAAGTTCAAAGTCTTCATAGTTTCCTCCTCTCGCCGAATATCGGCGCCGTAATATATATTTATATTACCAGTATCTTATAATAATAGCAATAATAAACAGACATGTAATAAAATTAGTCAATACAAATACTGCTCTTATGCAAGTAATTATATCAGCTTCTGTATCACCGTATGCTGTTTTTTGTCCTAAAGACTTTGCCCATAACCTCCACCACGTTTTATGAGGTTTAGGTTCTGGTCTTTTATGTATAGGTAACATTACTTTATATCCTTAATATGATCCGCTTGATCCTTATCCTCACGGACCTCCACAAAGATTGGAAGAAATAAGCTTTCATCACCATTCTTGCTTTGTATACGAGCGTTATACTTGACAGTAATAACCTTGCCTTCCACACTTTCCTTTGTAAGTTTTTTACGATCTTCATCATTAAATCCACTTCCTACATTAACCTTTAATTGTCCATCTTCAGACTCACATATCAATGCACCCAACATATCCTGAAACTTACCGGTGCCTCCCTGGTAGCCTACAACTCTTAGATCACAGTCTAATTCAGCCTTAAATTTAATTAAGTTCTTAGACCTCTTATTTTCCCAGATATGCTGTCTTGATTTCAGCATAATACCTTCTTCACCTTGATCTAAGAACTTTTGAAACAATTCATTTGCTTCATCAATATTCTCTACATCATAGGTGTGGATGCACTGGACCTTCTCTGAGGTGTTTATAATACGATCTATTCTTTCACTATAAGGCATAGGACAGATGCCATCTATAAAATATGCATAAGGTATATAATCCCATACCACAGCACGCACCTGGGCAGCTTCTGATTCACTCAGGGTGCCTTTAACTGCTTTATTGAGTATGCCATTACCAGTCTGGCGATCTAGTAGACCGTCATCACCAGCAACAACCAATTCACCATCAAAGACAACATCCATGAATTCACCAGCCATTTGCTTAAAATCTTCTTCTAAATGACCAAGAAGGTTTATTTCTTTACCATTACGTGATCTAAATTCTACTTTATTATCTCTTACAATAGCATTAAATCTCATGCCATCTAGTTTTAGTTGTACGTATGCTGGCCATGTCATCTTATCAAGTGTTTTATTTTCCATCTTAGATGCCAACATAACAGGATATTCTGCAATCAAACTTGGCCATACAGCGTTAACTGTAGCGGTTGAAACACCACACTTCAAATCCTTAGCGATGATTAACTCAATAACCTTCGCATTTTTTGGAGAGAGATTATTAAGGATCTGAGTGAGGTGCTCAATGCCCGCATTACCAGTAACTTGTCGACTTTCTAATAAAAACAATTCTTTCATTGCTTGCATTATGCAGCCATGCCCAGTAGGTTCATACTTTGGAATCTTGCGTATATAGAACTGTGTAAAAGGATCTAATGCCTTGTGTATCACAGTCTTGAGTACATTATTATGTACATGCTTTTCTAATAATTCAATCTTAAAGTTTCGAGAATTATTAGATGCTAATTCTTGTATGATATCGTAAACTTCAGCCATTTGGTACTAAGTTAGATTCCCACGTATCAAAACCGCCTTCGCCTACATCAAGCTTTGGCTCGTCTTGTTTGTATTGTTCTACTTTAGCAGTACAGCTTTGTAATGCTGTTGCGTATTTAACGTTAACAACAAGTAAAACTATAAGTGTAAGTAATACTGTAATTAAATAAATGATTTCTTTATTATCTAATATACATTTAATAACGTCTTGTCTATTCATTTTCTTTCATTTCCTTCATAGCGTTTTTTAAGCTCTTGCTCATTTGTGTTAAAATATTTGACATTTCATCTAGCGCATCTTCATGATTAAATGGCCCGCGCTTATAACAAAAACTGTCTGAATGTATAATTTGTGCTTTTGCAACCATACAATCTTTTTCGTTATCAAAGGTGGCTATCTCTGTAGCACCTTGAGATGTCACCAGCATGAGTGCAATAATCGTATTCATTATCTCACTTCTCTAATGTAAACATCATAGAACTTAGCATTTGCTAAACCACCGATGATGTTACCACCGTAACCATAACTGCCTGATGCAATCACACGGCCAGTAATACGATTTCTGATAACACCTTTTTGAATAGGCTGACGACCTTTAACGTCAACTCTAAACTTTTGAGCGCTAGTAGCATTTATGATTGAAATTGCTTTACGAATTTCTTGAAGTCTAATCATGTCGTCAGCGCTGTTAACGTCTAATCTTACTAAAAATTTATCTGATGTTCTTTTCATAATTTTCTCTCTCTTTATCAATTTATAAGTATATTATACACTGTTTTCGAATTAATGTACACTCTTTTTTTCATATTTTGAGTACAAATAGACTAAGATTACAGCTGGAATTGTTATACCAAAAAACCAGCTGTAAAACCATATTAAAAATTCGATCATATCCATTACAGTACAAATCGTCCTGTTCTGATTTCACGACCAGTAAAGATGTCGACTGGCTCGTCATCACCAAATTCAGCATTGATTTCCATTAGTTCTTCTTCTGAATAACCGTGTTTTTGACGGAATGTGATGTAGCTTTTAAGAAAGAGTTCGTCTTCAATAATTCTCATTTCTTCAGCTTTGTTTCTTTGATCGATAGTAAGTGTACCATCAACAACTGCCATTTCCATGATGTCGCTTGGAACCATGTTATCTGACATGATCCATCTAACTGAACCATCT